GCCCCGAGCAGGGCACCGAGCAGCACCAAGCCGCCGGCACGCCAGTGGCGGATCAGCCCGCGCATCGGATCTGCTCCATCAGGGCGGCGAAGTGCTCGTCGTGGCGGCGCTGCAGCCAGGCGGTGGCCACGATGGCGCCGGCGGCGAAGCCGACGATCAGGCCGAAGGCGAAGTCGACGCCACTCATGCCGCCTCCGCCTTTTCTGCTGCCTCGAACTCGCTGCCCAGAATCTCTTGGGCGGTGAGCTTCAGCCCGGTCTTGAAGTAGATCCATTCGCCGCGCTGGAACCAGCTGGCGCCGTTGAACATGACGTTGCCCCAATCCGTGCCTACGGACTGAAAGAACGGGTCCATCGGCACCAGCTCGGTGGGTGCATTCGCCTCCCACTCCGCGATCAATTCCTTGAGCGCATCACGTCGATCCTGAGGAGTGCCGGCCTTGGCCTTCCGTCGCGGGCGCTGCATGCCATCCTTGTCCCAGGCGGTCCAGATATCCAGTGGTTGCTGGTGCAGGAACCGAACGCCAGCAAACCGACGGCTGCTGGCAGAGAAGTACACCAGCCCCTCACCGCCGAAGCGGTCGCCGAAGATCTTTGCCTGCTGCCTCAAGACGGCGGTCTGCGCTTTCAGGGATTGGTATGCGGCCAGGACGGCCGGATCGTTCGTCTTGTAGTAGCTCATGCGGCACCCGGGGTGTGGTTGCGGGCGCCGTGCGCCAGGTCACGGGTCATGTCGGCGACGGCGCGGGCAGCGCTCTTGTGGCCGTCTAGCACCTCGCGGCGGGCGAGGGCAGCGGCACGGGCGATGTGGTGCGGGCGATAGCCCATGCGGCGGGCAGCGATCGCCACGGCCAGGCCGGCGCCGTTGGCACGCTGGGCGGTGTTGGTGGGGAACTGGAGGATGACGGCGCTCATGCCTGCACCTCGCCCAGGTCGGCGTTGCCGCGGCAGATCTCGATGCGGCCGGCGGGCACCATTCCACGCCGGGCGTTGGCCGTGCGGCGCACCCGGAGGCAGGCGCGGGACAGGTCCTGGCAGAGCTGGGCGACCTCGTCGGGTGCGAGGCTGACGGTGGCTTCGCCAACCTTGATGACGATGCTTCCGGTGTTGGGGCGCGCTTCCACGACGGGGATGGCGCGCGCGCTGACGGTGATGGAAGCCATGGAAGTCTCCGTGCCCCGGCCCGGATGGGCTGTTACTGGGGCGACGAAGTAAAATTACCTGCGGGTATGTCTTGTGTCAATACCCGAGGGTAAGGAAATTCTCGCGCGCGGGTAATGGAAGGCCATGGCGGCGACGAGCCATAACCTGCGGCCTGCTATGCCGTTGGATTTACCGCGACGGTGCTTGCTGCTAGCGTTCCTCGAAACAACACATGGAGGTGGTCACATGAGTGGGTTCGAAATGGGGTACGGATTGGCGATGCTGTTGATCTTTGGGCTCGGAGCGGTCCTGGCCATCCTCTGGATCTTTGTTCCGTTCGCCGTCTTCGGCATCAAGCCACTGCTCAACGATCTGATCCGCGAGGTAAGAACAAACAACCAGCTCAGCGCAGAGATACTGGCCGAGCAACGCGCTGCCGCCCAGGCGCGCATCATCCAAGAAGAGCGCCCCCTGTAGGGGCGCGATGGAGGAGGGCTTGGCTGCCCTGTCAGGTCACCAGTTGTCGCCGGCCTTCTGGTTCACGAGCGACGCATTGATCTGATCCCCGAACATCAACAGCTTCGGGCGGATCTTGTCCATGTCCTTCGCGCTCCGAACCGGGCCGTCGAACTCTGGTTGCCGTATGCCTGCGTTGATCTTTGCCGGCCAGTGCAGCCGAATGTTGCTGAAGGTCAGCCTGAAACGCTCGTCCTTCGCCTCAAGCCGCATGGTGAAGGGAACCGTCCAATCGGGCTTTCCAAGGCACTCCCACGCGCTCGCGCAGGGGTAGTTGATGTTGCCATTGCCGATGATGGTCGCGTCATCCTTGCTCTCGTACTCGATCACTGCCTTGGCCGACTTGAAGTTCTCGGCAATCCACTGTCGCCCTGCGGTGTAGATCGCAGCCTTGTCGTGGCCGGGTGCATCGAACACCTGCACCAGCGTGCGCTGTTCATCAGTGAGGTCGGCGGCGGCCGCCACCATGGGCAGCAAACCCGCCACAGCCAGCATCCCTAATCGAACGACGATGCTCATCAACTTCCCCTGTCAAAAACGCCTGAAACCAGCGTGTACGAGCGCGCGCCCCTGGATGGAAAGCTCGTCCGGCTCGCACCGCCATTCTTTGAAGTCCGGATTGGCGCTGACGACGTACATGCCATCTACCCGCTTCTGGAGCATCTTGATCTGCGTCTCGCCGTCATAGCTGATCAGGTAGTAGTCGTCGCCATCGAAGTAGTCGACTGCCGTGTCGATCCACACAATGTCGCCGTCCTCGATCTTTGGCCTCATCGAAGGGCCGCGCCCCGTGATGATCTGAATCTGCCCTGGGCGGGGCAGGAAGCCCAGCTTGCGCCGGACCTCCCACTCAGCAACCTCCATCACTTGCATCACTTCAGGGAAATCCTGATTCACCACTCCTACCCCCATTCCGGCTGCTCCTTCGAGCAGATGGAAGCGAACGTAACCGGGTGGGGTCTCAGTCGCTAAGACGGGTGAGACGGAGCGGCCATCGCCGAAGTGATCCGGGAACGCATGGGCAAGTGTTGCCAAGGTGTCCTCGCCAATGCGCTTGCGCCCGGCCTTGCCAGGTTCGTAGAGCATGCGTGAGACGTAGCTGGCGTCTTTGCCGATTTTTGCGGCAATTGCCGCAACACCGCCGCGGCCCAGGTCGTCAGCCAATGCCTTTAGATGGGCCCGGCGCTGTTCGTATTTATCCATCCGTGTATTCCACGATTCCATTACCTGCAAGTAAATTGCCTGCAGGTATTGATTGAGGGCTTACCTGCGGGTATTGTTTGGGGCATGGAGACCCTACGCACCTACCTTTCCACGTTGAGCCCGCCGCAGCAGGCGCAGTACGCGGCCCGCGCTCGCACTTCCATTGGCTACCTGCGCAAGGCGCTCAGCAAAGGGCAGCGGTTCGACGGCGGCCTGGTCCGCCTGCTGCATGTGGAGAGCGGCGGCGCTGTATCTCTGCATGAACTTAGGCCGGACATCTGGCCCGAGCCGGAAGACGTCGTGCAGACGCCGCGCGCTGTGATCGGCCCGCTGGTCGACAGCCGGATGAGCAAGCGCGCGCTGCGGTCGAAGTTCGGCTTCAAGACCGACGCTCCGCTGGCGAAGCTGCTGAGGCTGCCGGTTGAGCAGGTAGAGGCCTGGCCGGAAGAGCAGGGCGTCCCGGCGCTGCCGCAGGTGCTGCGGCTGCTGGGCGTCCAGGAAGAGCAGCCGGCCGCCGAGGCCGTACCGAGCGACCCGGACGCTGACCGAATCATCAACGTGGAGGCTGCCTGAGATGCGCGCGCTGAACCTACCGAGTTGGCTGCGTTCGCTGCTGTCCGTAGGGCCAGCGCCGCAGATCTCGTCGCCCGCGCCCGCATTCAGCGGTGACGCCGGTATCCAGTGGACCATTACCGAAGAGCAGGTGAGGGAAGTCCAGGAGTGGTGGCGCGCGGCACTGGCCGGCGCCACCGTCATGACGCCCGACGAGGTCAGGGCCGCCGAAGATCTTGCGCCACGCGCTGCGACCAATCCGCAATCGCCTGTTCGTTCGCTTCGTGGATTGCCGAGCGCTGAGGGTCCAGCACCTTCGCAGTTGCTGCGTCGCTTGCGGATACAGAGGAATAGCGCAGCCAGGCGGCTCGCATCGCGTCCGGGTCGGGATGCGACGCAATGAGGGCTCTCAGAACCCTGGTCTGCGCGATCTGTCCAGCCTGCAAGCCCCTGATCGCGTCTGCGATCCCTTCGAATGCCATCTCCAAACCATCGTCCATGTCGCCCTCCTTGCGGGCTGTGTTGTTCGCACTTCCAGCGTAACGCAAGGCGGGCGACGCCTTCCTTCCCTGAGTAGTTGTTGTCCATGGCGCGAATCCTGCGCCACCTGGGCCAGTCCCGAAACCTTGAAACACCAGCCCTCCCAAGGTGAACCCATTACCTGCCGCACCTCTGCCCTCAACTGGATCGACGTCCTCTACAACTCCGTGCGCAAGACGCCCGGCGGCGTGGCCGACGCGGCCGCGTTCCTGGCTGATCGCCGCGGCAAGACCATGCACCCGGAGACGCTGCGCGCAAAGCTGCGCGGCCTGGAGGGTGAGTCGGTATCGATCGAGATCGCCGAGCTGCTGACCGAGTGGATGCAGGAGAAGGCCGGCGGCGGCGAGTACGCCTTGGAGTGGATGCAGGCGCTGGCCGGCCGCTTCGGCATGGCCGTGGACGTTGTGCCGCCGGCGCCGGAGGGCGGCTGGGCCGACGAGATCGGTGCTGTGCAGCTGAAGTTGCTGGAGATCACCACCCGGATGGGGCGCCTGTCCGGAACCACCTTGGACGCGATTGCTGACCGGCACATCGACAGCGACGAAGCGGCACTGATGGTGAGCGAGGCACGCGCGCTGCGGACCATGGCGCACCGCTTGGAGCGGAACGTGGCGCGTGCTGCGGCGAAGGGCAAGCAGCCGAAGAGGGCGACCCGATGAGCCATCTGGCCCGTTCCACCGATATCAGCACCAGCCATCAGGCTGCCGCGCACGTGGTGTCCAGCGGCCTGCAGGCCGCCCAGCAGGACCGTGCTGCCAGCGCGATCAAGGCGCACCCCGGCCTGACGAGCATGGAACTGGCCAAGGCCACCGGCCACGACCGCTACATGCTCGCGCGCCGCCTGCCGGAGCTGCTGGAAGACGGCCGCGCATGGCGTGGCCCGAAGAAGCCGTGCGCAGTGAGTGGCCGCAGCGCATGCACCTGGTGGCCAGTGGCCCCCGGCGACAACTACACCTTGGCGGTCTGAACCATGTCCACGATCATCATGAGCCAGTGCTGGCCGCTGCAGAGCCTGAGCGTCACCCAGAAGGCTGTACTCATCTCCCTGGCCGATCAGGCCAACGACGACGGCGTTTGCTGGCCGGCTATCGGCACGATCGCCAAGCGCTGCTGCATGTCTGAGCGGGCAGTCCGCACCGCCATGGATCACCTGGAAGCCGTGGGGCTGCTGAGCCGTGAGCGGCGCTTCAACAGCAGCAACGTGTATTCGGTGACTCCGGCGAAGTTTGACGCTTCGGCCGCTGGCACAAAGGCGAAGCGAAAGGCCAAGAAATCGGGTACTGCACCGGGCGCAGGGGCTGCGCCCCATGCAGGGGGTGCGCCCGCTGCACCCGGGGATGCGCCCGGTGCAGGGGGTGAGGCACCGGGCGCAGGTCTGGAGGTGCGCCCCCTGCCGCCTAACCGTCATATAACCCCCATTGAACCGTCAGAAGAACCGCCAGTTCCGGCGCTGGCCGCGCCGCTGTCGAAGGCGGACCTTGAAGCGCAGATGCAGGAGGCCTGCAAGCAGACGTGGGCTGCCTACCGCACGGCCTACCGCCTGCGGCACGGCGTGGACCCGGTGCGCAATGCCAAGGTCAACACGAACGTGCGGGACCTGGTGAAGCGGCTGGGCCGGGAAGAGGCGCCGCAGGTGGCCGGCTGGTTCCTGAGCGTCAACGAGCAGTACGCCGTGAAGCGGATGCACGACCTGGGCGTGCTGCTGGCCGGGGCCGAGGCATACCGGACGCAGTGGGCGACGAACCGCCAGGTCACCGAGACCAGCGCCCGGCACACGGACCAGACCCAGTCGAACCTGAGCGCCGCCGATGAAGCGATTGAGCTTCTGCGCAGCCGGAGGCCGACCAATGCTGTCTGACCGCGAGCAGGAAGACCTGGTCAAGGGCCTGATGGCCACGGCCGAGGTGATTGGTGACCAGCTGCGCCCGACTGCAGCGGCCTACATGGTGCAAGACCTGTCCTGCTACTCGATGGCGTTGCTGGAGCGCGCGCTGGCCGGGTGCCGCCGGGAACTGAAGGGTCGGCTGTCCCTCGCCGCAGTGTTGGAGCGCATCGACGACGGCCACCCGGCCCCGAACGAAGCATGGGCCGTGGCCATCCAGGCGGCCGACGAGCGCAACACCGTGGTCTGGACGACGCTCACCCAGCAGGCATGGAATACCGCGCTGCCGTTGCTGCAGGCCGGCGACAAGATCGCCGCCCGGCCCGCGTTCCTCGAGACCTACGGCCGTCTGCTGAAGGATGCGCGGGCTGCGCGCCTGCCGGCCAGCTACACCCCGTCGCTGGGCTTCGACCTCACCAGCCGCAACGCGGCTCTCACGGATGCGGTGAGCAAGGGGCTGCTGGCGCACGACCAGGTGAGCGACCACCTGCAGCTGACCGCGGCGACGCCGGCCTTCAACCCGGTGGCCCTGCTGGCTGGGAAGGTCGAGGCCTCCCCGGGCGCCAACGCGAAGATCTTGGCCCGTCTGGAGGAACTGGCACGGGAGCTGGCCGCCTGATGCGCTCGGACAACAACCAGCTGGACATCTTCAAACACGACCCGCGCCTGCAGGGGCCGGCGCTGCGGAAGCTGGCCCAGGCCTACCGCGACTCGGCAGACGAGGCGCTGAAGCAACACCAGTTCAGCCCGGTCATCCGAAAAGAGCGCCACGAACATTACACGGCGGAGGCGAAACGCCTTGAACGCGAGGCCCGGCGACTGTCTCGCGCGCCGCGTCACCGCAGAGCACGATCAAAAGGAGCCACACGTGACTGACTTTTCAGCCTTCAGCAACCGCAGCAAGTACGCCGCCCAGATCAACGCCGGGTACTCGGCCCGGTTGGACGGCGCCGGCCTCAGCACCAACCCGCACATGGTGTGGGTGGACACCCAGGACGAACTGGAGCCGCGCAAGGTGCAGCCGCTGGATGACAAGGCCCTGGCCTGGCAGCACGGCTGGCGGCTGGCGGACAAGGACCAGAAGGGGGGCGCGCGCTGATGTGGTCCAGCGCACCGCCGCCGACAAAGGCCGAGGCCGCGCGGATCGAGCTCGCCAAGACCGGCCCGTGCATGGCCTGTCTGGTTCGGTTCTCGGAAGGCCTGATGGCCCAGCACCACGTTGTCTACGGCTGCGAATACAACCACGCCAAGTCCGGAAACATCCGGCGAGGCCACTTCTTCGGGTACGCGCTGTGCCAGTGGCATCACCAGCGCTATCGACACGAGCACATGACCCAGCAGCAGATGGTGGACCGGTGGGGGCCGCCGCTGCACTGGTCCAAGAAGTTTCACGAGGCATTCGGTTCGGACGACGAGCTGATAGCCCAGCAGACCTTCATCAACGAACAGAGGCAGGCACCATGAGCAGCAAAACCAATCCGACCCCGACTGCCGTGCGTGCTTGGCTGACCGCGAACGTGATCGACGCGCCCTGGACGATGGTGGCGATCTGCGAAGGATGTGCAGCGGAAACGATTGACCAGCGCAGGGCAGTCCGCGATGCCGTGCGGTACTGCGTGGGCGCGGGATTCATTTCCCGCACCGAGACCAAGATTGGACCTGTGTACGAACTGACGGGGCAGGGGATGCCGCGAGTGGTGCTGAGCGACGCGGAGCGGAAAGAGCGTCAGCGCCAGAGGGACGCGGGCCGCGCCCGGAACAGCCGCCGTCGGCCACAGCACGCCTTAGCAGCTCCCAAGCGATCGCGCGCTGCACGCGTGGCGATGCAGGCAGCGAACACGCCGGAGCCAGCCGCGGTGAGGGCACCGCCGTCGGCGGAGACCGTGGAGCAGTTCCTGGCGCGTGGCGGCCGGGTGCAGCGCCTGACGGCGCACTGGGAGCAGATGGAGCGCGCGGCATGAAGGACATCGAGAAGAGGGCGCGGGAGCTGCTGGCTGCTGAGGTGGATCGAGACGCTGTTGCAATGCCAGGTGTCGAGGAAGTTGCAACCAGCATTCGTAACGGTGGGCACGGCAGCGTGCAGTTCGTGCCGACCGCTCTCCGCGCCATCATCGCTGCCCTCACGCCGTCCGGGACCTGCGCGCTAGCAGCAGCGCGAGCTGCCCTGCCTTTCATCGCCTATGCGTTTTATCAACGCGTGGATGGCGCCGAGCAAGCGGGTCGGGCCATCGAGGCAGCGCTACAGACCAATGAGCCAGAGGGCTACGTGCTGGTGCCGGCGGAGCTGCTGCGCATGGTGGTTGGCTGTGCCTATCAGGTTTCGAGCGAGATCGACCCACGCGGGTACAGCTGGTCGGAGGCGTACTTGGACGAGGTGCTGCCGCAAATCAAGGCAGCCTTGCTTTCCGCTCGCCCGGAGGTGTCGGGTGGCTGAGCGCGCGCTGGAGCTGGTGCTGCCTTGGCCGAGCAAGGACCTGTCGCCGAACGCGAGGGTGCATTGGCGCGATCGGTCCAAAGCTACGAAGGCAGCCCGGCAGACTGCCGTGGTCTTGGCCTTCGAGGCTGGCTGGCGCGACGCCTGGCTGCCGGAGGGCCGGCTGCACCTGTGGGTCAATTTCTACCAGGCGCCGCGCAAGGTGCTCCCCGACGACGACAACCTGCTGCTGCGGTTCAAGGCGTACCGCGACGGCATCGCCCAGGTGCTGGGCATCGACGACAAGCGTTTCATCAGCCACCCATTCGTGAGCAACGAGCGCCGGCCGGGCGGGCAGGTGGTGGTGCGGATCACGGGCGGACCGGAAGCGGCCGTCCAACAGCGACAGGAGCAGGGCAATGCAGGTTGATACGTTTGGGGCCTACGTCCGCGCGGAGCTGGAGCACTGGGGCAGGGAGTATGCGTTGCATCGGGACTGCGACTATCTGGGCCACCAGTCGAAGAACGTGCTGCAGGTGCTGATCGAGCACAAGGGGGACATGCCAGGCAGGGCGCAGGGTTACAAGCCGCTGGAGTCGGACAGTAGAGCTCAGAGGATTGAGGACCTGGTGTCTTTGATCGCCCGAGAGAACGTAAGCATGGCTTCCTCGCTACGCGGGTACTACTGCGGTGCAGGGCGTCGAAAGGTAGAGCGTTTCGAAACCGCAAACTTATTGATAGCTACGGCAGGCGGGAAGCCCACCCACGTCAAAGGCTACTTGGACTTGGTTAAGAGAGGTGAAGACAGAATTCACGGGATGCTCATCGGACAGTTGATGGCCGCATAGTGCGAAGTGCATCACACTTTGTGGCTCATATTTGCCCATTCATGAGCCGCGAAGCGCTTTGCGGCTAATTCATGCGCCGCAAATTACTTCACCGCTACGCGCGCCCCTCTACCACATCTACCAATTGAGGGAAACTGTAGAGACTTGGTCTACGTCCTACACCCTGCCTGATGGTGTGTACGATTCCGTGCTCTCTGAGCAGTGCCAGCATGCGATTGGCAGATGCTTTGGGGATGTTGACTTGATCCACGAAGTGCGTTCCATAGAAGAACGGTGTTTGGAACAAGAAGTCCACCGCTCGGATCGCCCATTGGGAGTGGGTAATTTCCACTGCCCTTTCTTTGATCTCCGCGTACAACTCCAGGATCCGTCGAGCTTTTGCCTCGTTGTCCTTCGCCTGAATCTGAAGGCCTTGCAGAAAGAACATCACCCATTGGGTCCAGTCGCCAGTCGCCGATACAGCCCTCAGTCGATCGAGATACTCGTCTCGGTTCGCGTCTAGGTAGGCACTGATGTAGAAATGGGGGCCGCTCAGGATTCCTCGGGAATGGAGGAAAAGCGGGATGATCATTCTTCCTAGACGACCGTTGCCGTCCATGAAGGGATGCAGTGCTTCAAATTCTGCATGAATAATTGCGAGTTGGACCAGGGGATCAGGAGCACCCCCTGCGACGTACTGCTCCCAGCGACCGATGCCTTCGGTGAGGTGCGCCTGAGGGATCGGAACAAACGACGCGTTGTCGATGCTGCACCCGGGATTTCCTATCCAGTTTTGCTGTTCTCGGAACGAGCCGGGGTTCTTGTCTCTGCCGCGAACGCCGGCCATCAGTAGCTGGTGAGCTTGGCGCAGAAGGTGCGGGGAAAGTGCTCGTTCTTGTAATGCATTCTCACAAAATCGCATCGCTTTACGATAGTTGAGAATCTCGAAAGCGTCCTCCCGCTTTGCGGGGCTGATACCTGGGGTGTCGCCTCCGGCCTCAACCTCCAAGACTTCGCCAATGGTGGCGACTGTGCCCTCGATGCGAGAGGAAAGCACCGCTTCCTGAGTGGTAAGCGGAGAGAGCAGAACCCTGGAGTTTGGAATTGCTGAAAGCAGACCGTCGTATCGCGCAATGGCCGCGTTTGCGGGACCAATCAGAGGAATCAGGTGCCCCCACTCAAGGTTATTGGGTGGGAACTGATCGAAGTGATAGTGGACAGGGGCCATGGTCGAACTCGGTTTGATAGTTCATGTTATGGCTGAATGAGGGAGTTGCAAGCTCCCATTGACAAGTGCCACCTGAAAGGGTGAAATAACGGCACGATGACATAGAAGCCTCCGGTTCCCGCCGGGGGCTTTTTCTTTGCCCGCTTCCCAGACCGGATCAATCCTTGCGCCCAGCCGGCGGCGGTGCGGGCGCCCTGACAGAGAAAGCCCATGGCACGCATCACTCCCCAACAAGCAGGCGGCGTGAACGTCGTGGCGTTCCTGGACATGCTGGCTTGGTCCGAGGGCACCGATAACGGCAAGCAGCCCACCAAGGACCACGGCTACGACGTGATCGTGGGGGGCGGCCTGTTCACCGGCTACGCCGACCACCCGCGCGAGCTGGTGTCGCTGCCCAGGCTGGGCATCAAGTCCACGGCCGCCGGTCGCTATCAGTTGCTGTCGCGGTACTACGATGCGTACCGCCGTTTGTTGGGGCTGGAGGACTTTTCCCCGCTCAGCCAGGATCTGATCGCTATCCAGCAGATCAGGGAGCGGCGGGCGCTGGAGCTGATCAAGGCCGGCCAGGTGGTCAAGGCGATCAGCTTCGTCCGCAACATTTGGGCCAGCCTGCCGGGTGCAGGCTACGGCCAGCACGAACGGAAGCTGGATGACCTGCTCGCTGCCTACCGCAAAGCCGGTGGCGTGGTCGTGTCATGACCGAGGAAACCGTCCCCTGGTGGATGGCCGGCGGTCTCGCCGCGTTCTGGGTGGCAAGGGAAACCTGGGGAGCGCTGCTCTCCCGCCGCAAAGAGCGGACCGAGACGGACGCCAACGTCGACCTGTTGAACGGCTTGGTGCAGCGCGTGAAGTCGCTGGAGGAATCCCAGGCGGCAACCACGCTGCAACTGGCCGAGGAAATCAAGCTGCGCATGACTGCGCAGGAAGAGGCTCACCGACTGAGGCTGCGGGTTATGTCGCTGGAGTCGGCCATGCGCCAGGTCGGCGCGGTGATCCCGCCGGAGATGCCCTGATGATCCGTCTTTATGCCCTGCTCGCCGCCGTGGCGATGGCCTTGTCCTTCTGGGCGGGCTGGTCCTGGCGTGGCGACCGTGCCGAGGGCGCGCAGTTCCGGCAGCAGGCTGGCGTCAGCGCCGCGGTGGCGGACCAGGTCAACCAAGCGCGCGCGGCCGAGCGCACCCAGGCCGACACCATGGCCACCATAGGAGCAAAGCATGAAGAAGACCGCGCTGCGGCCCCGGCCGTCGCTGATGCTGTTGTGGCTGACCTGCGCTCTGGTGCTCTCCGCCTGCGCAACGACCTCGCCGCGTGCCACACCGACCTCCTGTCCCAGACCGCAGCCGGCGCCCTCGAACGTGATGCGGCCACCCAGCGCAGAGAAGAGTTTGCGGGCCGAGTTGTTCGAATCGGCCGAGACGCCGACGACCAACTCCGCGCCTGCCAAGCCGTGATCCGGGCAGATAGGTAGTGCCGGCGCGTGCTCCAAAGCACCGGCCGCATAAGGTCGAAGCGGTGGTGCATGTCCCGGCTGAGGCTATCCGCCTCACCACTGCTCAGCGCGGCTACGGTGGGCGATGGCAGAAGGCCCGCGAGACCTTCCTCAAGCGTGATCCGCTCTGTGCGGAGTGTCGGCGAACTGGGCGAGTGACCCTCGCTCGCATCGTCGATCACGTGATACCGCATCGAGGAGACCAGGACCTGTTCTGGGACACCTCGAACTGGCAGCCCCTCTGCAAGCGCTGCCACGACGTGAAGACTGCAGGCGAGGACGGCGGCTTCGGTAACCGGCCTCGCGCGGCACGGCCAACCAGCGGACGAACCTGAACGGAAATCGGCACCCACGCCGCCGGGGAAGCCCGGAGGGGGAGGGGCGGGTCGAAAGTTCAGGTCGTCCGCGCTCCTGACCGTGCGCCCAGCCGTTTATATGCACCGTCAGTTGAGAAAAACCATTTTTTCGCGGTCAACCGGCCGCCCTCGGAACGAACATGGCGAACCCCCGCAAACCGACATCGCTGAAAGTGGTGGCCGGCACGGATCGCCCTGACCGCGCGCCGACGCCGGCCGCCGAGCTGCCGCTGGTGTCCGACGTGCCACCGGCACCGGACTGGCTGCCGAATGCCCACGCCATCAAGGAATGGGACCGGCTCGCTCCGATCCTGCACGCGAACAAGCTGCTGACGGAGGCGGGCCTGTCCGCCTTCGGCCAGCTGTGTGCGTTGCACGGCAATACCGTGCAGCTCTATGCCGCGGGCCTGGCGCCGGTGGCGTCCATGGTGTCGCAGCTGCGTGGCCTGATGAATGACTTCGGGCTGACGCCAGTTGCCCAGGGCAAGGTCCGGCCAGCCGGCGATGTCGAGAAGACCGGGAACGCCTTCGCCAACAACGGTGCGAAGCGGAAGACCCGTGCGTGATTACGTTGGTATCGCCACGGCATACGCCGAAGAGGCGGTGGCCGACAAGAAGGGCAAGAAGTTCGGCAAGTGGATTCGGCTGGCCGGCAAGCGGTTCCTGGCGGACCTCAAGCGCGCCAAGCGGAAGCGGCCACCGTTCCTGTTCGATGAGTGGCATGCATGCGACCCATGCGACTTCATCGAGAAGCTGCCGCACGTTGAAGGGAAATGGGCGCGGCCGGAGATCGAGCTGCACCGGTCGCACGTGTTCTTCGTGGTGCAGCTGTTCGGCTTCCGCAACCTCGATGGCAGCAGGCGCTTCACGTCGGCGCTGTTTGCGGTGGCTCGCAAGAACGCCAAGTCCACGTTGGCTGCGGCGATCCTGCTGTACTGCCAGTGCTGTGAAGAGGAAGAGGGCGCCCAGATCATCTCGGCGGCCACGACCGGCAGCCAGGCGCGGATCATCTTTAACGTCGCCAAGCGGATGACGGAGAAGACGCCCGACCTGCAGGAGGCATTCGGGCTTGCGTGCTGGGCCAACGCGATCAGCCGTGTGGAGACGGGCGCAACCTTCAAGCCCATCAACTCCAAGGCGAGCACGCAGGATGGCCTGAATCCGTCGCATGTTGGCCTGGACGAGATCCACGCTCACAAGTCGGCGGACCTGTTGAACGTGCTGACATCGGCAGCAGGCGCTCGCAGCAATCCGCTGTGGCTGTACACCACGACCGAGGGATACACCAATCCGGGGCCGTGGGGGGAAATCAGGCAGTTCGCCAAGCAAGTGCTGCAGGGCATCCTGGGCGATTCGGCTGACCACTTCCTGGTGGTGTTCTTCGCCGTCGACGATGACGACGACGAGTTCGACGAATCGGCTTGGCCCAAGGCCAACCCGCTGATGGACGCCAACCCGCACCTGTTGAAGGCAATCCGCAAGGAGGCCGTCGAGGCGCGGCAGATGCCCTCGAAGCTGGCCGAATTCAAGATCAAGCGGCTCAACCGGCCGGCGTCCTCCGCCACTGGCTGGGTGGATCTGACGAAGTGGCAGAAGTGCGGCGGTACGGTGGATCTGGACTGGCTCGCAGGGCAGCCGTGCTGGGGCGCGTTCGATCTGGCTGGCACGCTGGATATGACGTCTTGGCGCCTGGTGTGGAAGGTGGACGACATCTACTACACCTGGGGCCGTCGATTCGTCCCGGCGGACGCGGTGCGGGCGCGCACGGAGCGCGGCGTGGTTCCGTATGCCGGCTGGGTGGCGGCTGGTTTGATTGAGGCGACCGAAGGAGAGGTCACCGACTACAGCGTGGTGGAGGCCAGGATCCGCGAGGACATCGATCGATTCGGTCCTCAGGCGATCGGCTACGACCGCTGGAACGCAGCTGAAATTGCACAGCGCCTCTTGGCCGATGGACACCCGCTGGTCGAGTTCAACCAGACCACGAAGAACTACCACCCAGCCATGCAGGAGCTGGAGCGGGCATACATCGGAAAGAAGGTCTGCCACGGGAACGACCAGGTCCTGAACTGGTGTGCCTCGAACCTCATCGCTGTGAAAGATGGAAACCTGAATATGAAGCCCGATAAGAAGCGATCACCGGACAAGATCGATGACATGGCAACACTGTTGATGGCGATTGGTCTCAGCATGCCTACCGCTGTCCAGGATGACGCCAGCGACTTCATCTCCAGCCCGGTGATCGGATGAAGCCCAGGGCAGCCAAGCTGGGCCGACTGCGTGCTGCAGCGCTGAAATGGCTGGGCGTGCCCGTGCACCTGACGGATGGCGACTTCTGGTCGGAGTTCTTCGGGTCCAATTCGGCCGCTGGCGTTCCGGTCAACCACCAGACGGTGTTGAAATTATCTGCGGTCTGGTCCTGCGTCCGCCTCATTTCGGAGACCATCTCCACGCTGCCACTCTCGATGTACGAGAAGACGAGCGGCGGAAAGCGGGTAGCGAGCCATCATCCGCTGCAGTTCATTCTCCACGATCAACCCAATGCGGACACCACTGCCGCGGTCCACTGGGAGGCCAGCGTAGCGGCGATGCTCCTGCGCGGGAACGCTCGCTGCGAAAAGCTGATGATCGGAGACAAGGTGGTCGGGCTCCAGTTCCTGCACCCGGACCGCCTTACCTCGTTCCGCCGCGACGGCGTCAAGGTATGGCGATACACAGACGAGAACGGCAGGCAGCGTGAGATTCCCAACGATAGGGTGTGGAGCATCCCTGGGTTCTCACTCGATGGAAAGGAGGGCGTCTCCGTCATCGGCTACGGTGCGGAAGTGTTCGGCGCGGCGATTGGTGCCGACATGGCTGCTAGTTCGACGTTCTCCAAGGGCTTGCTGCCGACCACGGCAATCACCTATCCGAGCACTCTGAAGCCCGGCCAACGGGATGACGCGCGTGAGACCCTGGAGGCGCTGAGCGGCGCGGTCAATGCCGGCCGCCCGGTCATCCTCGAAGCCGGGTCAGAAATCAAGACAATCGGCATCAACCCGTCTGACGCGCAGCTGCTCGAGTCACGCGCATTCTCGGTTGAGGAAATCTGCCGGTGGTTCCGCGTACCGCCATTCATGGTCGGTCACAGCGAGAAGTCCACCAGCTGGGGCACGGGAATCGAGCAGCAGATGATCGGCTTCCTCACTTTCACCCTGGGGCCGTGGCTTCGCAGGATCGAGCAGGCGATCAGCAAGGATCTTCTGACGCCAGTGGAGAGACTGCGGTACTACCCGAAGTTTGCGGTCGAAGGGCTGCTCCGTGCTGATAGCGCCGGCCGCGCTTCCTTCTACGCCGCTATGGTCAACAACGGCATCCTGACGCGGGACGAAGTCCGCGAGCTGGAAGACCGGGAGCCCATGGGCGGTAACGCAGCGGTACTCACGGTCCAGACGGCGTTGGCGCCACTGGACAAGCTTGGCCAGGCCGAAGACGGCAACGCAGCGCGTGCGTCCCTGCGCGCCTTCCTCGGCGTGCCTGACGCCACCAGCAAGGAATAAGAGATGACCATCCGTGCAACCCCGGGCGTCCCCAGCGGACGGCCGCAGATGGACGTGCGCAGCTATATCGCGCCGGCAGCCTTCGATCGCTGGGATTCGAGCATTCGTGCCGCTGCCGAGAACGAAGAGGACCGAACGATCGGCATCTACGACGTCATCGGAGAGGATTGGTGGACGGGTGGTGGCTTCACCGCCAAACGCATGTCAGCCGCTCTTCGATCGCTCGGTAAAGGACCGGTGACGGTGGCCATCAACTCGCCCGGTGGCGACATGTTCGAAGGCCTGGCGATGTACTCGATGCTGAGAGAGCACCCCGGCGAGGTGACCGTGAAGGTCATGGGAATCGCCGCCTCTGCCGCTTCGATCATTGCAATGGCCGGGGATCAGGTCCAGGTGGCGCGCGCCGGTTTCCTGATGATCCACAACTGCTGGCTGCTCGCTGCGGGCAACCGACACGAGCTGCGCGAGATCGCCGACCAGCTGGAGCCTTTCGACCAGGCCATGGCCGACGTCTACGCAGCCCGGACCGGTGAAGACGTCAAGGCGATGCAGAAGCTGATGGACCGAGAGTCCTACATCGGCGGCAGCGCCGCGGTATCGCAAGGCTTCGCTGATTCGCTTCTCGACTCCGATGAGATCAGCAAGACCGATGACGGAAAGAGTGCGTCAGCGGTTCGTCGGATGGAGGCAGCGCTTCGGGCATCCGGCATGCCCAAGTCCGAAGCAATGCGTCTGATCAGCCAGTTCAAGTCCAGCGCGGGCGATCCCGCTGGCAGCGGTGAGGGCGAGCCCACCGAACACGGCCAGCGTGACGCTGCCGGCTTCACGACCACCGCGGCGCTGGCCGCGAACCTCACCACCATCCTGTAAGGAGAGCCTCAATGGCCCAGATCGACGACGACATCAAGAACATCAACGCCAGCCTCGGGCAGGTGAATGAACAGCTGAAGAAGCACGCGGAGCAGGCCAAGGCCGACATCAGCGCGCATGCACAGCTGTCCGAAGAAACCAAGGGCAAGGTCGACCAGCTGTTGGTCGCCCAGGGCGAGCTGCAGGCCAATCTGCAGGCAGCCCAGCAGGTGATCGCCAAGCTCGAGCAGGGCGGCGGCGCGCCGGCGAAGGCGCGGTCCATCGGCGAGGTCGTGGCGACCTCCGACGAGTGCAGGAACTTCAACCCGGGCATGCAGGGCAGTTTCACGGTGAAGGCCGCGATTACGCGCGAGGATGCTTCGGCAGGCACTCTGATCGAGCCGCAGCGTGTGCCGGGCGTGGTGGCCACTCCGAACCAGCGCCTCTTCCTGCGCGATCTGCTCAGCTGGGGCACCACTACCTCGGACAGCATCGAGTACGTGCGTGAGACCGGCTTCACCAACAACGCTGACGTCGTCGCCGAGAACCCGACCAACCCGAAGCCCGAGTCCGATCTGGCGTTCGAGCTGGACTCGGCGAAGGTCGCCACCATCGCGCATTGGATCCGCGCGTCCAAGCAGGTGCTGCGCGATGCCGGCCAGCTTCAGGCCTACATCAATGGCCGCCTGATGTACGGCCTGAAGCTGAAGGAAGAAGCCCAGCTGCTGAAGGGCTCGGGTGTCGGCCTGAACATCAATGGCCTCTACACCCAGGCCTCGGTGTACGCCAACCCGGGCGTGGTCGTGCAGAACGAAACCGCGATCGACCGTCTGCGCATCGCAATGCTGCAGGTCACCCTGGCCGAGTACGAAGCCGATGGCATCGTGCTCAATCCGGTCGACTGGACCACGATCGAGCTGTCGAAGACCACCGAGAACGCTTACCTGTTCGCAACTCCGCGCGGCCTGGCTGTGCCGGGCCTCTGGGCGCGCCCGGTCGTGGCGACCAAGGCGATGGACATGGGCGACTTCCTGACCGGTGCGTTCAAAATGGCCGCCCAGGGTTGGGACCGCGAGCAGGCGAACATCACCGTCTCCAACCAGGACCGCGACAACTTCGTCAAGAACATGGTCACCATCCTCTGCGAAGAGGACGTGGGCCTGACCGTCTTCCGCCCCGAGGCCCTCGTGAAGGGCGGCTTCGACGGCCTGCCGGTCACCGATGGCGCGGGCGCCGGCGGCTGATCCCCTGAAGCGCCCGGTAGCCCCCGGGCGCTTCCCCTGACGAAGGAACCGAAAAATGGCCAAGGTCATTGCACTCACCTCGTTCGAACACCACGGAAGCCGCAGCTGCGGCGCGCAGTTCGACGTATCCGCCCAGCACGCAGACTTGCTGGCCAAGCGCGGCCTCGTGAAGCTGGCTGGGCAGGCCGCCCCGGCCGGCGGTGGCCCCGCGGCGCCGACCAGCGAGAGCAACGATGGTGCTCAGCTGGTCCGCCAGAAGGCTGCCGACGCCATCGCGGCGATCGGAGCGGTTACCGACCTCGCACGGCTTGACGCAGCGTTGAAGGCGGAAACAGCCAAGGGCGACAAAGCTCGTGCCACGGTGGTTGAAGCGATTGAAACCGCCATCAAGGCCGCAGCGCAGGCCCAGGCCTGAGCCATGCGCCTGGTGACCATCGAACAGGCCCGGCAGCATTGCCGGGTCGATAGCGACGACGACCAGATGCTGACCCTGTACGGCGGCGCCGCTGAAGACGCCGCCCAGGACTTCTTGAATCGTCGCGTCTATGAGGACGAGGATGCTCTGGCCGCCGCGGTGCTAAACGGCACCGCGGGCTGCGACCCGATTGTCGCCAATGACGCGATCCGGGCAGCGGTGCTGCTCACCCTCGGGCATCTGTACGCGAACCGCGAGAACGTTGTCACCGGCACCATCGTGTCGGAGATGAAGGAAGGCACCCGCAGCCTGCTCTGGCCCTACCGGGTCGGGCTCGGGGTTTGACGTGGCCTGCCAAGGTTGTCTGCAGCGCAGGGCCTGGCTGTTGAAATGGATGGGAATTGCCCATGAACGAGCAAGACGAGCTGTCGGAAGCGCTGAAGGCGTCGGCCGCAGCACAGCTGGCGCAGGCGGAAGCGATGATGGCGCTGGCGCAAGCGCTGGCGGAGAACGCGGAGGCGACCAACCGGCTGATGGACTACGTCTGCCAGAGTGAGGACGTGGAGGCTGATCCGGAGGCCGGCACCTACATGAGCGGGAAGCCGCGGTGATCGCCGCCGGCCGCCTCCGCCACCGGGTCCTGATACAGAACCCCGTGGAGAGCCAGGATCCTAGATCCGGCGCATCCATCACGACGTGGATCGATCTGGCCACGGTGTTCGCCGAAGTCGTGCCGGCGTCCGTCCGCGAGTTCGTGGCCGCCCAGGCGATCGATAGCGAGGTGACCACTCGCATCACCATCCGGCACCGTGCCGGGGTCACTGACAAGAGCCGCGTCATCCACCGGCGTCAGATCTACAACGTGCACGGCGTGCTGGCCGATCCGGTCAGCGGGCTGGAATACATGACGCTGCCGTGCAGCGAGGGCGTCAACGATGGCTGACAACATCCGGTTCGACGTCAGCGGCCTGGGCGGCGTGAAGGCGAAGATGGCCCAGCTGAAGAACGAGGCCAATGCGAAGGGTGGCCGCGCCGCGTTGCGGAAGGCGACCGCCGTCCTGCGTGCTCAGGCGCAGAGCAACGCTCGCCGTCTGGACGACTACGAGACCGGCGAGGCGATCTGGAAGAACATTGATCTGCGCTGGGACGGCAGGGCGTTCAAGCGAGACGGGCAGTTGGCGTTCCGATTGGGGGTGCTCGGCGGTGCAAAGCAGTACGGCAGAACCCGCGAGAATCGCCGGAAGCGGCGCACGGGACAGACGTATGCCACGGATGGCAGCTCCAGCAATCCCGGTGGCGACACCTGGTACTGGCGCCACGTCGAGCTGGGCACGGCCAAGGTGGCGGCTCGGCCGTTCCTGCGGCCGGTGGCCGAGCAGGCCGGGCAGAAGGCGGTGGACACCTTCGCGCTCGAGTTCAACCGCGCGCTCGACCGCGCACTTGCCAAGCAGGCGAAGGGACCAAAGAAGTGATCGCCCCCATCTTCCAGGCCTGCACCGCCAGCGCGGCGGTGTTGGCTCTGTTCGGCGCCAACCCCACACGGGTTTATCCCTTTGGACTGGTCGAGAAGCCGCCGGCACGACCCTACGTCGTCTGGCAGACCATCGGCGGAGAGCCGGCCCAGTACCTCCGCGACCGTCCTGACGTGGACGGCTACTCACTGCAGATCGACGTCTACAGCGACGACCCGGTCTCGTTGCTGCCGGCCGCGGAGGCGATCCGCGACGCGGTCGAGGGCAAGGCCTATGTCACCCGCTGGGGTGACCAGGTGAAAGACCCCGAAACCAAGCTGTATCGCTACTCGTTCGACGTGGACTGGCTCGTGCCGCGCTGAAGACGTTCGTCCGTTTCACCCACCCACACCCCGCACTGCGGGGTTTTTTTATGCCCGCAGGGAGACATTCATGAGCATGCTGACGCAAGGCACCCAGCTGTACGGCCTGATCAATGGCGAGATCCGCGAGATCGAGTGCATCACCAACTTCAACCCGGGCGCGAACCCGGCGGACCAGATCGAGGACACCTGCCTGTCCGAGACCAAGGCGCGGACGTACAAGAAGGGCCTGCGCACTCCGGGCCAAGCGTCTGTCACGATCAACGCTGACCCGCGCAACGAGAGCCACTACCTGATGTGGGAGCTCAGCGAGGACGATTCCGATGAGCTGACCCAGTGGGCCATCGGCTGGTCTGACGGCGTGGATATCGCGCCAACCGTTGCGGCGGGTGGCTCCATCCGCGCCATCAACGTGACTGGTGGCGGCACCGGCTACACGAGCGCGCCGACAGTCGCTCTGGCCGGCGGCGGTGGCACCGGCGCCACCGCGACCGCGATCGTTGATAGCGGCGCTGTGATCGGCGTGACGGTCACCAATCCGGGCACCGGATACACCAGTGTGCCCACTATCACGTTTACCGGTGGTGCCGGAAACGGCGCGGCAGCGACGGCCGTTCGAAGTGTAGAGCCGGAAATGGTCCTGCCGAAAACGCGGACCTGGTACATCTTCAACGCCTACGTGGCCGACTTCCCATTCGACTTTCAGGGCAATGCGGTGGTGTCTACGGCTGCCAGCATGCAACGCTCGGGTGCTGGCGTCTGGCTTCGTAAGGAGATCACCCCGTGATCGCTGCGAAGCCCCAGACCCGCAAGCGGTCGGCGCCGCCGACGTCTGTCCCGAAGAGCAAGGCGGTATCCCTGTCGATCACTGGCTTGCTGCAGGCCGGCGCCTTCACCGGCCGCCCGGTCGAAAGGGAGATCAGCTGGCGCCAGGGCAAGCAGGATTTCACCGCCACGGTGTTTGTGCGGCCGCTGGGCTTCCAGTCCGCCATCTCCGACGTGCTCGCCGCCGGCGGCCGTGAGGACAGCGTGGCCGGCCGTATCGCAGCCTCCATCTGCGATGAGCAGGGCAAACCCGTCTTCACCGTCGGTGACATCACCGGTGCGTCCGATGCGGACCGCGGCGCGCTCGACGGCGCCCTGACCCTGGCGCTGCTGAGCGCCATCGGCGAGGTGAACTCGCTGGGAAAAGCTACGAGCTAACACCCGAAGACGAGTTCTGGTGCGAGCTGGTGCTGAACGGCATCGGCGGCGAAACCATTGCTGTGGCGAAGGAACGCCTCAGCGCTCGTGAGGTGAGGCTCTGGGCTGCATACCGGGAACGCCACGGAGGCCTGAACCCGATGATGCGCGCCGACTGGAACGCTGGCCTGCTGGCCAGCCTGTTCGCCAACAGCAAGCGCAAGCCGTCAGCCCCGGCATTTCAAGTAACTGACTTCCTTCGATACCAGAAAGCGGAGCCAATCGGCCTTGATGAGGCGATGGCGAGCTGGGGATAACTGCACATGTCACGACGTTCTCTCGGCACGCTGACCATCGACGTCATCGCCGAGATCGGCGGCTTCGCGTCCGGCCTGGATAAGTCGGAGCGCCGGACGGAGAAATGGCGCCAGAACATCGAGAAGCAAGCAAAGCTCGCTGGCGTCGCCTTGGGCACGGCGATCGCGGCCGGCATGGTGCTGATCGCCCGCAATACGGTCGCGGCGGAGCGCGAAGTCGCGCAGCTTGACGCGATCATCAAGTCCACTGGTGGCGCTGCCGGTTACACCCGCCAGCAGCTGCTCGACATGGCCGATACGTTGTCGTCGAAGTCCACCTTCAGCGGCGGGGAGATCGTCGAGGCCCAGACGCGCCTGTTGTCCTACTCGGGCATCCTGGGAACCAACATACCCCGCGCCATGCAGGCCATCATCGACCAGTCGGCACGCTTGGGTATCAGTGTGAGCCAGTCGGCGGAGACGATCGGCCGCGCGCTGGAATCGCCGAGCAAGGCGGCGGCCGCGCTCGCGCAGCAGGGCTTCGGCGCGGCGTTCACCAAGGAAGTGCGCGGCACTATCGACGAGCTGGTGAAGGCCGGCAAGGAAGGCGAGGCCCAGGTGATGATCCTGGAGATCCTTGAAGAGTCCTACGGTGGTGCCGCACAGGCCGCGCGGGACACGTTCGGCGGCGCGCTGCAGGCGCTGAGGAACACGCTCGACGATCTCACGACAGGCAACAGCGGGAGCCTGAAAGCGGCTACCAACGCGGTCAATGATTTGACCAAGGTCCTCAATGATCCTGAGGTCCGCGAGGGCTTCGATGTAATCATCTCGGGTGCTCTGAAGGCCGTCTCTGCGCTGGGTAAGCTGGTGGAGTTGGGGGCGCGATACCCCGGCTGGCTCAGCGGGAAGGGATTCCTTCCGGTGGATGAGGACGATTCTCTAGCGGCCTTGGAGGCGCGGCAGGCGAGGCTGAAGAGCACCCTGGGCACGTGGCCAGGGCTCTTCGATAGCGAAACGAAGGGCAAGGTCCAGAACGAATACGCCCAGGTTGGGAAATGGGTCGAGGAAGCAAGGGCGAAAGCGGCGAAAGCTGGTCAGTCTGAAGTCGACTCTGGCAAAGGCGTTACCGGTGACCCGCAGGCACGTGCAGCCGCAGAAGCCGCTGCAGCGGCGGCAGAAGCGGAAAAAAAGGAAGCTGAAACGCAGAAGAAGAAGGACGCGGCCGCCAAGGCGGCAGCCCGCGCAGCGGAATCGGCGCGGCAGGCGCTTCAGAGGTCGTTCGAGTCGACTGACATTCAGCTCCGCCGCCAGATCGAGCTGTTTGACACAAGCGCTGACAAGTCGGCCAAGGCGACAGAGCTGCAGAAGCTCAACTTTGAGCTGGCGGTCGGCTCTTTGCGCGGCTTCAATGCGGAGCAGCAAGAGGCGCTGCGCCTAGGGGCCATCGAGCTTGATCGACTCAACGCGGTCAGGGACGCCAACGAGCAGGCCGCCAAGGCCTCGGAAGACTTTGCCAAGCTGCGGAAGGAGCTGAACCGAGAGGACAGCCTGGGCGTAGACCTGGCGCGCGAGCGCCTGAAGGTCATCCAGGCCGCTGCGGCAGCCGGCGCTGCCAATGATTCTGACTACGCTGCGACCGCTCGGCGCGCGCTGGACCAGGTCGGCGGCACCGGTGCCGATGGCTTCAATGGACCGGATGCACTGTACGGTGGCGCGGCCGGCGAATTCGCCAAGATCGACAAGGCGATGGAGCAGGAGAACGCGAGGTATGAGGCACAGCTGGAAGCGCTGAATGAGTATCGTCAGGCGCGTGCGGACCTTGAGGGCGAATGGGATGCTCAGGAAGAGCAGATGCGCGCCGAGCATCAAAAGCGCCTTCAGGCCTTGGACGATTCCCGCTGGCAGGTCACGCTGACTGCTGCTCAGCAGGGTCTTGGCGGCGTGACAGACATCATGCGCAACAGCTTCGGCGAGCAGTCTGCGCTGTACAAGGTGGCCTTCGTGGCGCAGAAGGCGGCCGCGATCGCGCAGGCAACCTTGGCGATCCAAGCGGGCATGGCGGAGGCAGCGAAGAATCCTTGGCCGGCCAATCTGGCCGCGATCGCATCGGTGGCCGCAGCCACCGCCGGGATCATCTCCAGCATCTCAGCGGTTGGTATGGCGCACGACGGCATCGACAGCGTGCCCGAGACCGGCACCTGGTTGCTGCAGAAGGGCGAGCGGGTCACGACCGCAGCCACCAGCGCGAAGCTGGATGCCACCCTGGAGCGGGTGGCCCGCGATACCAGCACCGGCGGCGGTGGCGACAACAACGAGTTCAACTTCAACGTCAACGGCTCGATCAGTGAGCGGGAGCGGCTGATGCTGGAGCAGACCGTCACCCGGGCGGTGACCCTGGCGCGGAAGGACCGCGTTGCAGACACCACATCGGGCACCGGCCCGCAGTCCCGCGCGATGCGCTCGAACTGGAACGTCAGAAGGAAGGTCGGGTAATGGCATTGATCATGCAACCGCAGTGGCTGCCCGAGCCGCTGCGCGATGGGTATGGCTTGCGCCCCGTCTCGCCCCTGAAGCGGTCCACGTTCGTCAGTGGCCGTTCCATGCCGAGGCGTGCGTACACCGCCACGCCCACGCAGGTGGAAGTCCGTTGGCTCTTGGACGACAAGAAGGCCGCCCTGTTCGAGAAGTGGTTCCAGGAGGGACTCAGCGACGGTGTCGCCTGGTTTGCCTGCTACCTCCGCACCCCGCTGGGAATGGATTACTACAAGAGCCGATTCACCGAGATCTATGACGGGCCGGCGCTGACCAACAGCAACCGCTGGCTGATCACCGCACCGCTGGAGATCCACCTGCGGCCGCTGCTGGCAGATGGCTGGTCCGAGTACCCGGAGGGCTTCCTCCAGGCCAGCGTGATCGACGTGGCGGCGAACAGGGAGTGGCCCAGGCCATGAGCATTCTTGAAAGGCTGTATTCCTCTGGCGGCGCTGAGGTGGAGCACGAAACCTTGGCGATCACGGTGGGCAGCAAGACCCACTACCTCACCAAGGGCTGGGAAGACATCACCGCGGTGCTGGAGACCGGGCAGACGGTGACCTTCAAGGCCTGCGGCATGGATGTGGCCAAGCCCTCGCGCAATGCCGATGGCGTGCAAGACCTGCGATTCGCGCTGACCAACATCGACGGCGTGGTGAGCACGGAGATCCGCGCGGCGCTGGCCGCCCGGCTGGAGATGACGGTCACCCTTCGGGTGTACCTGAGCAACGACCTGCGGGCACCGGTCAAGAGGCCGCTGTCGATGGTGATCAAGGGCGGCCAGTGGACCGCAACGGAGGTTCAAGTGACCGCCGGCTTCATGAACATCCTCGACACGGCCTGGCCGCGCGACCGTTTCAACCTCACCAAACACCCAGGGCTGCGCTACATCCAATGAACATCGATCTGGAAAAGTACCTGGACGTGGTCTGGGTCAGCGGCGGCCGGCATTTCCCCGAGCTGGACTGCTACGGCGTGGTCAACGAGGTGCGGCGTGATCTTGGCCTGGCGCCGTGGGATGAGTACCCGGGGGCCACGCGCGACGAACTCGCCGAGCTGGCGAACGAGGCCGCCCGGCAGCACGCCGGCAGCGATCTGGTGGAGGGTGCGGTGGCGTTCTGCTACGAGGGCAGCATGGTCACCCACGTGGCGGTGCTGGTGGAGGTTGATGGCCGCATGTGCACCTTGGAGTGCAACGACGGCCGCAATGTCACCGTGCTGCCAGTGGCGCGCTTCGAACGCCGGTTCAATCGAGTGGAGTACTACGCGTGATCCAGGTCTTTCCATCACGCATGCCCGGCGAGCCGCTGGAGACCCATCGCCACGGCAGGACCACGATCGATGGGTGGTTGCGGTCCAACGTGCCGAGCTACCCGGGCGAGGGCACGCACCCGATCGAGATCGAGGTGAGCGGCGCGCCGGTGCCGGCCGGCGGGTGGGCGTCCACCTGGATCGACGCCGAGAGCGACGTGCGCATCTACCCGATCCCCCACTACGAGGGCGCCATCGCGGTCGTCTACTGGGTCGTCGTCGCTGTCATGGCTGCCTACGCCATCTACATGGCCGCCAATATGCCCTCTGGCAGCCGCTACGGGCAGGGCGATAGCCTCAGCCTGGACACTGCCCGAGCGAACACCGCGCGGCTTGGCAGCCCCGTGCGCGAGGTTCTGGGGCGTTGCCGCGTGTGGGCCGACTACCTGGTGCAGCCGGTCTCGCGCTTCGTGGGGGGCAATACCTACCGGACGCAGATGTTCGTGTGCGTTGGCAAGGGCCGGCACGTGATCCCGTTGGGCTCCGCGCGGCTGGGCACTACGCCGCTCAGCTCCTTCGGCAGCGACGTGGAGATGACGATCTATCCGCCGGGCGCCGACGTGGGCGGAGACGTGCGTTCGGAGAACTGGGTGAACTCGACCGAGGTCGGCGCAACGGCTTCGGGCACGGCCGGCCTGGACCTGAGCGACACCGCGGACGTGACCACCAGCATCAATGCCGACTCGGTGACGGTCTCTGGCAACGTGCTGACCCTGAACAACGCGACGGTCACCGATGCGAACGGCAAGGAGCGGCCAGCGACGTCTGTTCCGGCGGCGTGGAGGGTCGGCGCGGTGCTGACGCTGAAGGTGGCGGCCTCCTTCAACGCTACCACCAGCGGGCTTTACTCGATCATCGCCGGGAGCGCAGTGTCCGAGCTGGCCCCGTATGTGGGCATGCCGGTGCTGCTGACCTACAACGGCGCGGACTACGGACTGTTCGTCGCGAGCTACGCGCCCGGCACGCCGGCCGTGCCGGGTGTCGGCGGGAGCCCCGCGCGGCTCACTGGATCGGCCGCCGCCACTGGCTTTGACTTCAGCGGCACGCCGGTCACGTTCGGCATCGGCTGGCGCGGCACCAGCTACAGCGTCGCGCTGGTGGCCAACTACATCACGCTGGGCGTGCTGCTCACCGCGATCAATGATCAGCTGGTGGACAGCGGTCTGGTGGCGACACAGTCGGGCGGGGTGGTGACCATCGCCGAGGCGGCCAGCCCATACGCGGGTGGCAGCATCAGCTTCAGCGGGCTGCCGGCGGCGGTGTTTGGCCCCAGCCCCGCGGCAACGGCGGGTGTGGCCACCACCGGTGGCACGCCGGCGACGCTGCCGCGCGTCACGCTGGCCTACGACGGTCCCGGCGGCACTGCCTTCGGCGGCCTGCCGCCCGGCAGCGTCTCCCTGGCGATGTCGCGCGGCCAGAGCGAATACCGCATCGCAGCCGTCTCCGGGCTGACCTTGGTGGTGCAGCGGCTGACCGAGGGCGGCGTGGTCGACAACAGCTGGCCAGGCTGGGCCGCGCGCACCGCGACGGACTACCGGGCAACCGGGCTGCAGGAAGGCGAGGAATGGCTGGGCCCGTTCCTGGTTTGCCCCAACGGCGAAACGACCAACGCTTTCGAGTACGACTTCAACTTCCCGGGCGGCTTGATCTGGTACACGGACAAGGGCAACAAGCGCACCTTCACCGTGGCGGTGCGGGTGGCGTGGCGTGTGTATGGCTCCGGCGATCCGTGGTCGGTGCGCACCCACACCTATACGGCCACCTCCGAGGATTCGCTCGGCTTCACCGAACGCATCACCTTGGGCACGCCTGGCCAGATCGAAGTGCGCGTGCGGAGGGTGACCGAGCGCGGCGGCAACTCCGCGCGCGACGCGTGCTTCTGGCAGGGCCTGCGCGCACGCCTGCCGCAGCGGCCGACCCGCTACGACGACCTGACCACCATCGGCCTGACGGTGACCACCGGCACCAAGCTGGCGGCGCAGACGGACCGCCGGTTCAACGTCGAGGCGACCCGCCTGTATGACAACGGCACTGCGCGCAGCATCAGCGGGGCGATGACGCACGTGATGCGCTCGCTGGGGCTGCCGGCGGACCAGATCGACACCGACACGCTGAACCACCTGGAGAGCACCTACTGGACGCCGCGCGGCGAGTTCTTCGACTACAGCGCGGAGAAGTCCGGCACCAGCGCGCTGGATCTGCTGCAGATGGCTGCGCAGGCGGGCATGGGCTACTTCCTGCTGATCGACTCGATGTGCTCGGCCGGCCGGGAGGGGATCAAGGCCTGGCGCGGCGGCATCTCGCCGCAGCGGCAGCTGGAGCCGTTGACCACGGCGTTCACGTCGCCCGGGCCGGACGACTTCGACGGTGTGGACGTGACCTACATCGATGAGGTCACGTGGGCCCCAGAGACGGTGGAATGCCGGCTGCCTGGTGGCGGCACACCGTGGAAGGTCGAGACCTACGAGCTGCAGGGCGTGGGCACGCGTGATCGCGCCTACCGGATCGGAATGCGCCGGCTGATGAAGCACCAGGGCCAGCGCCTCACCTACACCACGAAGACGGAGATGATGGGGCTGGTCTACCAGTACGGCGACCGGGTAAAGCTGTTCGACGACATCCCCGGATCCAGCACCACCAGCACCATGATTGAATCGGCCCGCCTGGACGGAACCCGCGTGCTGATCGAGGTGGGCGAGTACCTGGACTGGAGCCTGCCGGCGCCGCGGTGCCTGATCCGGTTCCAGGACGGAACGCTCTCCAACGTGATCGTGCCGGCCCGGGTCGACGACCACCGCCTGACCATCGCCGCGTCGGCCCTGCCAGGCGACCACGCCTTCAACACCTGGATCATGGACGACCCAACCATCGATCCCCCCGAACTGATCTTCTGCGACAGCACGCGCGCTGGATATGACGCTGTGCTGGCCGAGCTCACGCCAGGCGAAGACGGCTCCGTCGAGCTGGCCGCCCTGCAGTACGACCCCGCCTTCTACCAATACGACGACGCGACCGCGCCGTAGCACCACCGGAGACGCACCCAGATGACCAGATACAACACCGGCAACCCGGTGGGCTCGAGCTCGCCCCTGGATTTGTACGACAACGCCGAGAACCTTGATGCGGGGATCAATGGGGCGGCCACTACTTGGCTTGACCGCCGCGGGCAGACTCGCAAAAGCTGGACCGGCGTGGAAGCTGACTTCCAGCAGTTCCTCGCCGACGGAAGCACCATTGAATTTCCCAGCTGGGCAGCCGCAAGCGTGGCTTCTGGAGCGGGTCAAATCCCGCTGAACCGGCAGGTGGCGGTGATCGGAGACCTCGGTTCTCACACGGATCCAGTGTCGGGCATATCAGTACCGAACAGCGGTCGATACGTGATGGTGGCTGCGGGCTTGAACTGGCGCGCTGCCGATGTATTGACTCAGAAAGCTGACAAGGTGGAACTGGAGCGCGTGTCGGACGGCCTGATGAACGTTGCTCTGTTGGAGAATCATGATGTCAATGGCGGCGGAGTGGTCATCACGGATGAATCTGCAAACATCCTCATCGGTATCTACCCTGACAGGGTGGATCATCCACAGATCAATGAAATGCAGGGGGCCGTTAGCGCAGCAGCCGCGGCTGGCGACGCGATCAGGAACTACGACGTCGATGGAGGCGGTGTGGTGATGACCGATGAGGCTGGCAACATCCTGATCGGTATCACGCCTGACAAGGTCAGCCACCCTGACATCAACAGGATCCGTGAGGGTTCTCTGCGTAACCAGTCACTGCTCACGGGTATCACTTCGCCCGCATTGAGCCCGGTCCGGACCTTGGCTTCCATTGTTCACGTCTTGTTGTACGGCCAATCGCTTTCACTCGGTTTCAATGCCCGCCCGGCGTTTGCCGCCGACGGCCTGAGTGAAGCGTTGATGTTCTCTGGCGGGGTGCGGCCTTATGACAACAGCGGAGATCCGGCGACTATTTATTCGGACCTCGTTCCTCTGATGGAATCCACGACCGGCGCTTCGGCAGGTGGAACTGGATATATTTCGGGCAATACGCTGACGATCGCAGCAAAGACAGCTGGCACGGCGAACTTCGCTGTGGGGCAGTTCATTGGTATGAGCGGCGCTGCCGCCGGCACTCGAATCACGGCGCTTGGGACCGGGTCGGGTGACGTAGGCACCTACGAGGTCAGCATAATCCAGACCGTAGGCAGTGCGGCGTCACCGCGGCAAGTTCTGGCCGGTCCTGGTGCGATCACTGGCGGGGGAGGCGGCCAGACCATCGCATACTCTGCAGCGCGAATGTTCAGCCAACTGCTGCTGCAAGAGAACGGAATCGATATGTCGTCGTTGGCGCAGCGCCATCTCTACAGCGCATCTGGCCAAGTGGGTACAGCAATGGCCGGCATCTCGAAGGGAACACCGCCATTTGCCCGCTTGGGGGCAGACCTCATCAATGGTCGGGCCAGGTCTGATGCGATGGGACTTTCGTACGCTCTTGGTGCTGTCATGATGCTTGAGGGCGAGTCCGATTACGCTGAAGGGACCAGCGCGGACGATTTCAAGCTGAGATTCCGCCAGTTCCGCCTTGATGTTCAGACCGAAGCCGCCGCGGTGACTGGCGTATCGAGGCCGCTACCGCTACTCACTTATCAAACAGCCACCCACCGGAAGTACCTGCGGCAGGTTCCCTCGATCGCGTTGGCACAACTGGAGATGGCGGAGCAGGACGATTACGTCGCGATGGTGGCGCCCACTTACATGCTCGGCTACCACAGTGACGGGGTTCACCTCTCCAATCGAGGCCAGTTGATGCTCGGGGCGTATTTTGGCGTAGCTCTGAAGCGGTGGGTGATCGACGGAGCCAAGCCGCGGCCTATAAAGGTCGCAGCGGCATATCGGGTCGGTCGGGACATCGTCCTTGAATTCGACGTGCCAAGCCGAACCGCTCTTGTGCTCGATGCTTCCACTGCTGCTGCCAACTATGGGTTCACGCTGGTAGATAGCAGCGGCACCGCGATCGACGTAGTGAAGGTCAGTCAGGTCGGTCCCGCCGGGGTGATCATCCGCACCAGCACCGATGCAGCCGCAGCCGCAGTGGCAAGCTGGCGCTATGGCTGGGCTGGCAACGCAAATATGGGTCTGGGTGGCCTACGGGATAGCCAGGGCGATTGGATGGTTTACGACCCCGCCGGCGCGCGGATCGCGCTGCACAACTGGATGCCCATTTCGCAAGGAGACCTGTAATGTCTACTCTTCAGATCGTCGTTAAAGGCGACAACGACTTTTCCAGCACTGGCTTGGGTAAGTTCTCGCCGCTTCCTTTTGCTGACGACTTGTTCGCTGCATATGCCATGGGCAACCGCTATGGGCTTGGCCCTTTGGTGGATAACATCGGCCGCCGCGGCAATCTTCAGGTCGCTGGATCCCCTGTTGTGGGCGACTACGCATCGTCGCTTTCGTCCGCTGGCTACTTCGAAACACCGTTCACCGGTGCTGAACTGATGGCGCAAAATGGCGCGGTCTGCATCGTATCCGTAGCCCTCGTGTCCCAGGCGCAGCAATCCACGCTCGCCGCAGCATTCCGCCTGATTCCCAGCAGCAACGGCATCGGCTTGGTCACTCGGAGCGACACGCGAAAGCTGGCGGCAGTTGACCTTGGTGGTTCCACGGAACTCGTGCTCAACAGCACGGCCGACCGCGCATCCGGCTATGAAGTATCCATTGCTTCCTTCGGCCCGAGTGGAAAGCGGCTGTACCGCCGCCGCGCAGGGTTCACATCGGCAGAAACTTCGCTGGATGCGACCCCGGCCGGCAGCGGTGGCGGGGCCAATCGCATCGCCATTGGCTACATGCCCGGTTCCGGTGGATTTGCGGGGTCCTCGCAGGCGGCCCTAGTCCTGTTCTATACCCGAGATATCCTGGCCGCAGGACAGGGCGGCCAAGTGTATGACGGTCTGCGCAAGTTCTTGGATGGGCGTATCGCCCTTTGACGCCAGCCTGCGCGCAGCACGCCGAGAATCCTGAACGCGTGGGGTGCAACCTTTTGTCGGCGTTTCTATACTTCCGCTCGGACCGAGAGGACAAGAGTATGTCGATGGTGCAGGAGCGGCGCGCCGAGGAGCGCGTCAAAATGTTGATGGAAGAGGAGAGCGGTCTTCGGTCGAAGGTTCAATCGATCGAGGCGCGCCTTGCGGCGGAGCATAGTGATGCCCTTTCGCGCGAGCTTGAGCTCGCGCGGAAAGAGCTTGGCATTGCGCAGGCGCAGACATTGATGGCGATG